TATCCGAGAATACAGACCAAGAGTCAGATATCATTGACGGAGAGTTCACCGATGTATAATCCAAAGTACTTTGCCCTGAGCGAGTTCAACTGTCAAGAAACAAATCAAAATGAAATGTGTCCAGAGTTCCTAGAGCGTTTGGATGCTCTGCGTGAAGCTTGTGGTTTTCCCTTTGTGATTACTAGTGGCTTCCGTAGCCCTAATCACAGCAACGAAAGACATAAGGAGAAAGCAGGAACTCATGCCCAAGGTATTGCAGTTGACATCAAAGCTATTAGCGGAACAGAAAAGTACGAGATTGTTAAACAGGCGCTCTTGCTTGGGTTTGGCGGTATTGGAGTGGCTCGTTCATTTATCCATGTGGACGACCGGAGCGTTACTAATTCTAACTCTGTCCCAGTAATGTGGACTTATTAAGTGACTGACTTAAAGGTAGAGCTTCTACCGTGGCAACAGGAAGTGTTTGAGGATAGCTCACGCTTCAAGGTTATCGCGGCAGGACGACGAACAGGTAAGTCACGCCTAGCGGCTTGGAAGCTAATCATTGAGGGGTTACAGTGTAAAAGAGGTCATGTCTTTTATGTCGCACCCACACAGGGTCAGGCCAGGGACATTATGTGGCAGACACTGCTAGAGGTGGGTCATCCTGTCATAGCGTCAAGCCATATCAACAACCTACAAATAAAGCTAGTCAACGGTGCAACCATCGCCCTCAAGGGTGCTGACAGACCAGAGACTATGCGTGGTGTCTCCCTTAGCTTCCTCTGTATGGATGAGTACGCCGATATGAAGCCGGAGGTCTGGGAGCAAATCCTACGACCTGCCCTAGCTGACCAGAAGGGTGATGCCATGTTTATTGGTACACCCATGGGACGTAACCACTTCTACGACCTCTTCCAGTACGCTAGTATCTCAGAGGACGAACAGTGGAAAGGTTGGCACTTTACATCATACGATAACCCCCTGTTGGACGAGGAGGAGATTAATGCGGCTAAGAAGTCCATGTCTGCCTTCTCATTCCGACAGGAGTTCATGGCATCCTTCGAGGCGGCAGGTGGTGAACTCTTTAAGGAAGAACATATACAGTTCTCCGAAGAGGAACCCGACGAAGGTCAATTTTATATAGCAGTGGATTTGGCAGGCTTTGCGGACGTTCAATCAGCGACAACTAAAACTAACCGACTTGACCAAACGTCAATTGCGGTGGTTAAAGCGGGTACGGAAGGATGGTGGGTCGCTGACATCATCCATGGTCGTTGGGGAGTTGAGAAGACAGCACGTAAAATCTTCGACGCAGTCCGAGACTACCAACCAGTAGCCGTAGGTATTGAGAAAGGTGCATTGAAGAATGCTGTCTACCCTTACCTAAATGATATTATGAAAGCTAATCAACGCTTCTTTAGGGTTGAGGAGTTGACACACGGTAACAAACGTAAGATTGACCGTATTGTATGGGCGCTACAAGGGCGCTTTGAACACGGTAAGATAACACTTAACAAGGGAGAATGGAATACAGAGTTCCTAGATGAGCTATTCCAGTTCCCTAACAAACTTGTCCACGATGATTTAATTGATTCGTTGGCTTACATTGACCAATTGGCTCAGGTAGCCTACGCAATCGACTACGAGGAAGAAGAATATGAACTCACTGACTACTACTCAGGGTATTAAACTATGTTAGAAGAAGAAGGTTTCCGATTAGAACGCCTAGAAGACTGGGTAGACAACAAATGCACAGGTTGGCGTGACAACTTTGAGGCCAACTACTCTCAGAAGTTCGATGAATACTACCGCCTATGGCGTGGTCAGTGGTCTGCTGAAGACATGACACGTCAATCAGAGCGCTCACGTATCATTTCCCCTGCACTACAGCAGGCTGTTGAGTCCTCCGTGGCTGAACTAGAGGAAGCTACCTTCGGTCGTGGCAAATGGTTCGACATTAAGGACGATATTGGCGACCCAGACAACGCTGACGTAGCTTTACTGCGTGAAAACCTAGTTTCTGACTTCGGTCGCAACAAAATCCGTAAGAATGTAGCTGAGTGTCTTATTAACGCCGCTGTATTCGGTACTGGTATTGCTGAAATAGAACTAACTACCGAAAAAGAGATGGCTCCGGCTACACAGCCTGTTATGGGCGGTGAGTTGACCGCTGTTGGTGTTACTGTTAGGGATAAGACTTGCGTTAAGCTAAACCCTGTAATGCCTCAGAACTTCCTTATCGACCCTGTAGCGACTTCCATTGAGAATGCGCTAGGTGTTGCTGTGGATGAGTTCGTATCACTACACCAAGTACAGGAACTACAGGAACAAGGTGTCTATCGTGAGGCTGACGTAGGTACTGCGGCTCCAGACTTTGACATTGAGCCTGACCATGAGCTTACGTCTACCTATGACGACGATAAAGTGCGTCTTACTAAGTACTACGGCCTTGTACCTCGCTATCTGCTAGACGAAGCTATGTCTGACCCAGACGCTGAGGAAGAAGTAGTAGAGCTAAGTGATGACGAGGAAGAAGACGACAGCTACTATGTAGAGGCTATTGTTGTTATCGCTGACGGTGGTACACTGCTTAAGGCTGAGAAGAACCCTTACATGATGGGTGACCGTCCAATCATCGCATTCCCTTGGGATGTCGTTCCTAGCCGTTTTTGGGGTAGAGGAGTATGTGAGAAAGGGTACAACTCTCAGAAGGCGTTAGACGCAGAACTACGCGCTCGCATCGACGCTCTAGCACTAACTGTACACCCTATGCTTGCAATGGACGCTTCTCGTATGCCTAGAGGCTCTAAGCCTGAGATTCGCGCAGGTAAGGTTATTCTTACTAACGGTAATCCTGCGGAAGTACTACAGCCGTTTAACTTTGGTCAGGTCAATCAGATTACCTTTGCTCAGGCAGGTGCCTTACAGCAGATGGTACAGACCGCCACAGGCGCTATTGACTCAGCAGGTATCGCAGGTAGCATTAACGGCGAAAGCACAGCCGCAGGCATCTCTATGAGCCTCGGTGCTATTATTAAGCGTCATAAGCGTACATTGATTAACTTCCAAGAGTCGTTCATCATTCCGCTAGTGACTAAGGCCGCACATCGCTATATGCAGTTTGAGCCTGAGACATACCCAGTAGCTGACTATAAGTTTGACGTAACTAGCTCTCTAGGTATTATTGCTCGTGAGTATGAAGTTACACAGCTTGTACAGTTACTACAGACTATGTCACCTGACACACCAATGTACCCTGAGTTGGTTAAGTCAATCGTTGACAACATGAACTTGTCTAACCGTGAAGAGCTTATCGCTAAACTTGACCAAGCTAATCAGCCTAACCCAGAAGCACAGCAGGCACAGCAAGCGGCACAGCAAGCTCAGTTGCAGTTCCAAGCATCACAGACTAACGCTCTCAATGGACAGGCGCAAGAGTCTGAGGCTCGCGCTATGAAGGCTATGGCTGAAGCACAGGCTGTACCGCAGGAGCTTGAGATTGACCGTATACGTGCTGTAACAGCTAACCTACAGGCAGGTGATGCAGACGACAAGGAGTTCCAGAAGCGCCTTGAAATCTCTAAGCAACTCCTGAAGGAGCGTGAGGTTGCCGTAAAGGAAGGCAACGTAGAAGCTACACCAACACCGCAGGCTGAACCACAAGCTATGCCACAACCACAAGGATTACCGTTACAATGATTTTAACAAGTAAGATGTTTGAGGACGCTTTAGAGCAGATTAACGAAGCATTTAGAGAAGTCAACAAAAGAGTAGACAAGTTGGAAGAAAAAGTCAACACGAAGGAGGCTCCTAGTGGCAACACCAAGAAAGGGAAAGGCAAAGGTTAAGATTACTTCATCCGGTAAGAAGGTAAGCTACGGACAGGCAGGCAAAGCCAAAGGCGGAGGTGCTAGGGTAAAACCCGGCACTTCCAAAGGCGACAGCTATTGCGCTCGTAGCTTAGGCATTAAGAAAGGCTTACCTAAGAAGAAGCAGAACGACCCTAACACACCTAACAACTTATCACGTAAGC